AGTAAGCACCTGCTAACGTTGCTTCGTTTGCAAACGGATCGTTGATACCCATACTTGCTAATTGATTACTTCTTTGCATAGCTTCAAATGCTGCGGGTACTCTAGGATCTGCTCTAAAAGATTTAACATTATTCATTATACCACCTCCACCTCCACCGCCTGGAATGAATGGATTAAAACCAGGAGGAGTTTGTCCCCCGGTCCCTGTTCCTGTATTAGCGCCACCTCCACCTAGATAATAATTATATAAATCAAAAACCCTATTAGGTGTAGGTGTATAATTCTCCATAAAATTTACTACTGGTTTTACCATTATCTTCTCCCGTCGGGTTGTAGATCAATTCTAACTGTTCCAAATCTCCATGTCTCTGAAGACCCTGTGTTAGCAATCTTAATATTTGCAAATCGACCACGTGCTCTTGTATCAATTTTCTCTGTAGAGGATGTTATCGTAAAAGGACTATAAGTGCTAGTGGTATCTGATTGAGCAGGAAAATTTTTAATGCCTACAGTAACCACAGCGTTTCCTGTTAAAACTTTAAAGTTAGGTAATATTCTCCTCATGGCTAGAAAGAACTCTCCATTACCCTTAACATCTAAATCAAAATCATAAGATTTTATATTAGACTCAATCGTTGTAGTTGTTCCATTAGGATTAATCTGATCAGTTCCTACTTCATGTTCAAAATAGGTTGTTTGACCCAACCCTGTTTCGCCTACGATTGAAGGGAAAGTTCCTGTGTTTGAACTATTAAATTTAGTTGCAAAAGGTTTTGGATATACAATAGAATCAATCCAAGTTGTTCTAGGCTCAGTTCCTGTATACCATATTAATCCATTTTGTGGATTTGATTCACCGTAATTATAGACAACGTATCTATTGTTATAAGTTGATCCTGATGTCGGATACCACCAAACTACCTCTGAAAATAAATTGTTGATTCCTGCACAAACTTGTTGACCTTTTGTTGTATCAAAATCATCGTACACATAATCTTCTACGGAAGATAACAAAGTTTTAACTGTACCATCAAAAGCAAAAAAACCATTATTACTTAACCAATAAGCAACACCATCAATTTCGACGGCAGCATTTTGTCCTATTAATCCACAGTTAGTACCTACTTGATCAAAGCCAAATGTAAAAGGAGCTCCAACAAACTTCATAGTATAGAGTGCGTTATCAGTCCAAACTAGAATATTTTCTTTTGCCTTTAAAGCTCCTATAATTTTTGTACCATCTTGAAGCCTTTGGGTACCCGCAGAGTTAATTGCCGTGGGTGTATAATCATTTATATTTTCTTGTTCTGAGAATCTAATAAACATATCATCTTGAGTTGTTGGATCACCAATTGTTGTTTCAGTTCCTAAATGAATTAAGTGACGTGTTGTTGGTGACACTAATGTTACCCTTGTTGCAGTCGGATTACCTAAAGACCCACTGATAGCTGTAGAAAAATTAGTGGTTGTTTTAGAGGCTCTTGTTGTAAAGTTAGCTGCAATAGAAGAGTCCCAAGTAAAAGTCTCACCATTAGCAATGGTTGCAACTAACACTTGACCAAAATTACTTAGTGACCATAGCCCTGGTTCTAGGGTAATGGTTGATGCAGATACTGCACTTCCAAAACCAGCCCATAATGTTGCGTCTTGAACTGTTGAATTAGTAGAATGAGCCTGACCATTTGATGTACCAGGTGTTGCTGTTCCTGATGCACCTCTACCAATAGTTAAAAAATTTGTAGAGTTAGTTGAAGCATAAGTAATTAATTCAGCATTTGGAACTGTGCCAACGGCTATTGTTCCTGCTGATGCAAATCCTGCTGTGGCATCTACAGTCACTGCTGTACCCGATCCACCTGTACCTGCGGTGTCTGCTAGTAATGCTCCATCTAATTCTGTGCTTTGTGATCCCGTAACATTTCCACCATAGTTACCAATACCAAAACCATATCCATATGATTGTGCGGCAGGACCAACAGTTTGATAAGGTTCAACTATACAAGAACTTCCTGAAGTTAAATCTGAACCACCTCCATTAGCTTCTGCTGATGGTGATGTAATTGTAAAAGTTGTAGACGTTGGAACTGTTATAACTTGGCAAAGTTTATCTTCAAAAGTTGAAGCAGCTATACTAGAACCTGTTGGCATTGTCACTGAATCTAATTCAATAATATCTCCTACTTCTAATCCATGATTTGTTGATGTTGTAATAGTAACAGCCGTTCCTCTAGTTGTACTTGTAATTATAGTTGAACCTGTAAAAGTTGTTTGAGTCCCTGCGTTATTACTTCTGTACGGAGTAATATCATAAAGAGCTCCTTCAAAATAAATAAGTAAAAATTTATCTGTGCCTATTGCTACATATCTATTACCATCAAGGTCAACAAATGCGTGTTGTTTTCTAGCAACACCTACAATTGTATCGGGAAGTAGTGAAGACCATCCTCCAACTTTTTCAGGAAGATTATATCTAAAACGAACATTATCAGAATCCACCCATCTGTTTTCTGCACCAACAGAAGTATCTTGTTTATCGATTCCTGATCTAAATTTAAAATCAATGAGAGCCATTAATGTAGCCCCTATGCTGTGTTAGTTTTAAATGCCCAACCCCTTGTCGCATCTACATACACCAATGTAACTGATTGACCAGCTGTGCTTAAAGTTAAATCAGAAGTTGATGAGTTAATAGGTTGACCATTTCTACCAATAGTACAATTATTTGAAGCAAAGGTTCCTCTTGTATCTAAAACACTAACCTCATCTCCAACAGCAGGAGATGCAGGTAAATTTATTGTAATCGGATTAGCTGTTGTGTTAGCAAAAATTTGTGCCCCTGCAACTGATGTATAAGGACTATTAGAATCAGTTATTGTTGCATAACCTTTTTCAATAATAGATGTAACTGTTTCTGTGCCATTAGACTTACAAAGAATAGTTGATCCTGGAGGTATTGGTTGTGCGGTTCCACTAGCTGTCAATACACTTAAAGTTCTGTTTGATGTCCCTCTAACAGTATCATCTTTAATAATCCAAACTCTAGTTACACCTGAACCACTCGGCATTGTTAAAGTTCTATCAGCAGATAAAGTTCCAGTTAATCTCAAATATGCATTTTTACCATTTGATGTAGCACCATCTGTTAAATCTAATGTAATACTGGCTCCTGCCATATCTACATCTAAAGCACCTGATGATCCTTGTTCTAAGATTTGTAAATTTGTATTAGTGATTCCACCCCATTGTCCGGCTTTCTCACCTGTTGTAATAATTTCTAGTTTTAAGTCTGATGAATAAGTTGATGCCATATTAATTTGTATCTATTCGTGTCCAAACCATATCTACGCCTGGAACTATTTCACTCCATGTTATTGCCGCAACTTCACCTGTGTCAACAGCAAATTGAGTTGTAGTTAAACCACTATTAACGTCTATGTTGCAGTCAGCAGTTATTGTAACACTTCCTGTAGTTAAGGTCAATTGATTTACAGAAGGCGTAATATCTACACTTGTGCTCGCCGCTGCTGTGCCTGTGGTTAATGTAACCTGACTACCTGTAGCAGTAAAATTAGAATCTGCTGTAATTGTTAATGTTCCAAGGCCTAATGTTAATCTATTTGGATCAGGTATTTCAGTAATTGAATCTGCTGAAATAGAAAAATTACCAATATTTATATCTAGTTGATTGCCTACTACAGTTACTTGTACATCGCCAGCTGTTTGAGCTGTTGCGAAAGGTAATGCTGATATTGCGTCAAATCCTAAACTCATAAATAATCCTTAAAAGGAGACAGTGAGGTATGTGGTGGAGTCACTGCCCCCATCTAAGGATTATATTACTTTTTGAACCAACTTGGAAGTCCTAAATGAGGTCTTGTATCGTGTATGTTCTTGTCTGCATTTTTAGATTTTTGATCATTATAGTGCAGAAAAACTTGAGCGCAGTTATCTCCTTGGAATTCTTCTCTCCAATGTTCCAACTCCATACCTCTATAAACCAACATATCACCAGGTTTTAAATTGACTATAATCCCTTTATTATTACTAACGGCTGTGTATTTTTTACCATCAGGTATGCCTACATTTTTCTTTGGCTCTAAATGTATTGGCCAAGGGTCGCCGCCAAGGTTTAAAGTTGTAGATATTTCACAACTAAATCTATCTTTGTGTCTATGTAGAACATCACCTGGTTTATATATTCTTGCATAAGAATAAGTAGGATTTAATTTAAGTCCTGTTTTCTTTTCCATAATAGGTAAAGTTCTCATAAGCAAAGTTTCCATAGCTACATCTGCATAGTGAGAGTATGTATTTGGAACTTGTTCGTCTGACCATGTTCCCCATTCATGTGTAAATTGAGAGATATACCTGTGATCAAATAACGTTCTTGCAACAGTTCTTTTAAGTAAAAAATAATTGTAACAAAATTCTGCTATTTCTTTTGGTACAGCTTCTTTAATAACTATGTATTTATTTTTTTTAAAACTCATTTAATACTCTTTTCTTTTGATATTGCTGTTTCAACAACTTTAATATTCCAATGAATAAATCTAAAAGGCTCTAATGCTGGATCTACTGCATATTCATGTGGGACATAACCTGGAAAAATAATCATCGTTCCTGGTTGTGGTTTATAATTTACCATACTTGTACCCATTGATATTTGTGCTTGATCTTTTAATGGTAGCTTTGTCATTATAGAACCAGGCCTTGGATCGTGAAAAATAGGATAAGATGTTTTTTCGCTACACTTCAAAAAATAAAACCC